TGTCTCTCTTTCATATCTATTGTTTTAGTTAAAAAATGTATCTTATTTTATTCCAAGGAATTATATTATTGTGTAATTCTCTGAACCTTTTTATATACTCTCTTTTTAGTTGATATTCATATCTAATATTTTCTCCTCCGTATTGTGAGGTTTTAGTTTCTTGTACATCAGGTGTCCACAGAGTTTCTTCTGTCTCAGCATGATTATCTAAGTTAGCTAGATGTTTCTTAAAGTTATGTGTTAAGAATATACACTCAGATAATACTTGATCTTTATACTCAACATACTCATTCATCATTTCGAATAGTTTTGCATAGTCTTCTAACCAGCCATCATACACTATTATAGGACTGTAATTAACATGTACATCATACCCTGCATCTATAAACGAGTTGATAGCTTTTATTCTATCAATTATTCTAGATGTATTAGGCTCATGTATATCCGCCATTTTCTGTGGCATAAGGCTAAATCTTATCCTTATCTTACCTGCTGGATTAAATGAGAGAAACTTATAGTTAACATATTTAGTAGCAAAACTTCCCATAGCAATAGGATGAGCTAGAAAGAACTTAAATATGTCTTCCCATTGGTGATGTTTAGCATGAAGAGCAAAATCTTCGTTACAGCTAATGTCATAAGTAGTAAACTCTGCATGTGTTTGGTTAGGTTTATCTACTGGAGTAAAGTATGCATGATTATTTACAGCTGTTAGTATATCACCTGTATTAGTAGCAATAGTTAAATCTTCTGGTTTGTGCCGCTTCATGTAACAATAAGAACAATTATACAAACAACCATGCCCAAAACTTGGAGATATAAAATCTGTACTTCTCCCTGATTCTCTAATCTTAAACGATTTTCTTATTACTTTTGTAAGAGCCATAATATTTATTATTTTAAATTATTAAACTACTCCAGGGTGAGCTTGTATTAACCGTTAATGGCAAAAGCGCCGAGTTGCTCACCCCTTCGTAATACTTATTTTTCCCAACATTTACTTACTGTTACTTCAGCTTTTAGTAAACCATTAGTTACTATTTCATTGGCAGCTATTTCCATTAAATGTTTCATGTCTTTTGTCCATTCTTCTATATACTCATTTTTACATATAGTATCTATCTGATCATGTACAGTCATTACTAGCTTAACAGGTGCATCATTCATTTTTATATACTCACGCATTAAAATTAAAGCCTTTTTAGTCATATCTGCACTCGCACCTTGAATAGGTGTATTCTTACTAGCACGCTCTATAGATGAGAACTCTTGAGAGTTTTCTCTTGAGTTAAACATCTTAGGGAACCAAGTAGTAAACCATCTTCTTCTATTGTAAGGAGGAAATGTTTTAATATAACCAAAGGTAGTTCCAAAAGTACCTAACCTGTCCAAAAATCCTTTAATCGCTGGAAAAGCCTCAAAATATGTATTGATAAGTTTTTTAGCGTCATCAGAGCTAATACCAAGGGTATCAGAAAGCTTATTAGCACCCATCCCGTAAGCCAGACCAAAATTAATTGTTTTAACATGTGTTCTAAGTTTTTTATGTTCTTTACAGTTGCATTTTTGTTTAGCATTATTTACATAATATGCACAATCTTCATCAGCAGCATCATACCATTGTTCATCATATACTAGCTCAGCACATACACTATGTAAATCTTCACCTTTATTTAAAGCTTCAATCCAAACAGGATCTTTACTTCCAAAGGCAATAACATTTAACTCTTGTGAACTATAATCAGCACTTACATAACTCCAACCTTTCGGAGCTGTAAAACAATTACGAAATGAATTATCTGCTGGTATCTGCTGCATATTAGGACGTGAACTACTAACTCTACCAGTATCTAATATCTGATTAAAACTAGTGTGAACCTTACCATCATCTTTTAGATTCTGCATAAATTTTTCACCATAAGATGTATATATTTTCATCTGTTCTTTATACTTTATATAAGTTGTTATTATGTCAAATCTATCAGCATACTTAAGTATATCTTTACCATTTACATTATCAAGCTTAGGTATTAACTGTTGAAATACATCAAGTACTTGTTTAGGTGATGTCCATTTAACATTTACTTTTCTTAATGTAGCTACATCAGCAAATAAATCTCCTTGTATATGCTTAGGTACAAATTTAGATAATTTATTGTTATTTAGTATATTATCATCAAGATCTTCTTTGCATCCATCTGCTACATCTAAAGCATTATTTGCTAACTCTAACCAACTTTCTATATCTAAGTCAAGGCCATTATATTCTATATCAGCAAATGCAAGTACTGCACTATTCTCTAGATCTACAGTTTTACTTAACTTGTATAAATCTATATTTTCTTTTTGCTTATTCTTTAAAGCAATTAAATATTCAACATCTTTAGCTGCATATATCAATTGTGGATTTGTAAAGTCTCCTGTATGTCCAACAAAACTAGACTGTTGAGTCTTGTCCATCTGTACATTCAGATTTCTTTCTAATGTATTCAACAATGATACAGATTTACCTGTACCACAAGTTAATACTTTTTCTGTTAACATAGTATCATATACATTTTCACATTGTATATTAAAACTAGATCGTATAAAATTTACATCAAACTTAGCATTATGAAATACTTTAACTGTTGTTGTATTTTCTAATATACTTTTAAGTTCCTGTATATCATGACTTCTAGTTTCAATTAGAAATTGTTTATCTTCATCACCTATTTGAAACAGAATTACTCTATCTATTGTGTAATCAAGACCTGTAGTTTCAGTATCAATAGCTAATACTTCCTTTCCTTTACAGTAAGAAACAACTTCATCCATTGTTACATGCATAAAGTTGTCTCTTTGTAAAGAATCATTAACTAAATGTATCATAGTCTTACGTTATTTGTGAGTCCAGGAACTACTGTTGTTTCAATTACTTTCTGTTCACCACATTTGTACGACATTTGTTGTTTAAATCCAAATTGCATCTCATATGGAGATACATGTTTTATTATTTTAGGTAACTTTACAGTATATTTAGTGTCAGATAATTTACTGACTCCTACTTTAAATAGTATTTTTTGTCTCATGGCTAATTATATTTTTAGTTAATAAAAAGGGGAGAAGGTCTATGAGTCCTCTCCCCTAATTTTAAATAATTTAGATCTTTATGATTCTAATGAACTTAAAGCTCCTAAACTATACTCTTCTTCAACAACATCTGCTTCTTTAATTGAAGTAATTGCATTTGTATCTGATTTCAACCATATATGCTGATCAGTTGTAACCCCATTGTGCATAATAGTTTCAGTGTTACTGAATATATGCTCACCTTCGAAAGTAATGAAATCTCCTTCTTTACCTTTACGTTTCGCAGATTTTTCAATGTTCTTTAACTGCCAATCAGTAGCTTCTGTAGTTTCAGTTACTATAACTCTAAATCTAGTCCCATCGTGCTCAGGATTTAAGATATTAAGTTCCATAACCTCTCCTTTTTCTGTCATTACCCATTCGCCATCATCTCCAAAGTTCATGTTAAATATACTTGAACATACTACAGGTGATGCTGTAGTAAAACTTCTTCTTGCTCTTGAGCTAAATCTAGCATCATCTGAATTTAATACACCTAATGCTGATAATGGTCTAGACTTTTCTTGTATTATCTCAGCAAATTGTAATTGGATCTTGTCTCCTTTTACTTTCTTAGCTTGAAGTAATAATGTTTCTCCTTTTTTAAGTGACTCTAAAGTACCACTATTTAATTGATTCTTTTCCATGTTATTTATGTTTTTATGGATTATTGTGATGATTTCAAAAAGGTATATCATCAACCTTGTTTATGTTAAAAGAAAGATAACCTTTATCCTTGGGTAAACGTGAGTCATTACACTAGTAATCTCTAGAAGTACTAGATACCAAGGAGAATAATGTTTCCTGTAACTGTTATCTTTCTTTGTTTTAATATTCGTTGATTAATAGTACGTTCCTATTATTAATCTTAGACTTTAGTTTAGCATTTAATATTATCAATACTAATTCTGCCATCTTAAAAATGCTAGATGTCTTATCATGTTTAGCAGTTTCATGCTCTACACATATGATTAATCTTGTTAATCGTGCACAACTCATTCTATTAGAGTTGAACACTTTACCTCTTAATGTAATCTTCATCTATTTATGCTTAGTTAATGACTCTATGATCTCTGATTTAGTGTCATTGATAGATGTTAATGTCTTTACTTTCTCTTCTAGATCTACAGCCATTGATCTTAAAGAATCTATTTGTTGTGTTAACTTAGTTATTTCTAAGTTCTTTTTTAGAATGGTTGTGTCCATTTCGATGTTCTCTTCCATGTTAATTGATTTAGTTAATGATTTAATTGATGTTATTTGTGTCCACTCTGCATTTCTCAACTGGGCTTGTGACCAGTATTGCTGCATTAAACACAAGTAAGGGAATTATCAGTTCCAGAGGTACAACCATTGGTTTTTACACCATTCATCTCGATACATACTATACATCTCCCGATATACTCTTATAATAACTAGTCCACTTGGATGTTATCATTACATTGAATAGCTCACTATAAGCTACAGCATACTATCATCAGTCAAAGGCGTGACTTCATAGATAGTTTAGTATCATACTAACAATAGATTAATTTATTGTTTGTTTTTGTCCTCTTAATATGTCCAACTGTTAAGTTAGTGACACATGAACATTAGTTCACATGTATGCGTCTGGATGACTACATATTACTGTCTACTCTTGCTAGCACAAGTATTAACGACAGTTCTTACTCTAAAGAGACTTGCAAATCTCCGTTTGTTATTTCTTAACCAGTTCTCTATTACCAAGTGTGGTGACTGGTCTCATATCATTTATCCACTTTGTATACTAGCTACTGTTATTTCACTAGTTTATTAAAAAAGGAAGAGATATAAGAAGAATAATACTCTTCCCTTATCTCGGTTGAACAAATATTATTTGAATCCAACTTATATCTCGACCTGTTATTTTATTACCATTCTCTTTCTGGTAATTTAGGCACATCAAATACTAAATGAGCATTATCACTCCAAGGACCATAGTTATCATATCCTCTTTCTTGTATTTGTGGACTATCATAGCGTGTAATGTAACATTCAACATCATCTGTTGAATCTACATCGTTAAAATTTCTTTGACTAACATATATATCAGTTGATACTATGTTATCTTCTTCATAATCAAATGTCATGATTAAAATCTACTATCCATCCAACCTTGTTCATAAGCTGTGTGTTCAGCAACTCTCACTACTTCTTTAACTCTTACTCTTTCTAGTTGTAATCCTGCTGCTATTCCGTGTTTCATTATTACATCAAGTACATCTTCTAATGTAATCTTGATTTCTTGTGGTTTATTTTTCATGTCTTTTAATGCTTTTTAGTTAATGTGTTTTAAAAAACAAGCTGAATGGCAATTCATTTAACACTACTCCTGTAGTGACTTGTATAATTATACTAATCTTCTGTTCGATCTAAGTTTATCTTACCAATTGGTTCAAGAGTACTATTTATTATCTCTGCATCTATTAATGCAATTTCTTGATCGATAAGTTGACAAAGATTATCTGTTTCTGTTTTAATAGCTCTTCTTTCATCATAAGATAACAAGTCACTTGAACCTATTGATCTTTCTAATGCACTTAATAGTGTTTTACTCAATGAGTTAGCTCTATTTAATTTCTTTTCCATAGATAGTATTGCTACTTCTCTATCTTTTAATACTTTCTTTACTTTTGTAAATCCTTCCATGTCTTTAAATGCTTTTAGTTAATAATAGACTAGGTATGCTCTCCTA